CTTTAACCAAATTAACGAGGCTATCGGTGATTAGATTAATGTTTTCCCTGCGTTTAGCTGAAATGAAGATGGTTTCCATATCTACAAATTTGCAGAACGAATTAGGTGTGGTAACTAATTCGTCAGTTTTATTTCCTATGACTATAATTTTTTTTGATGATAAATCAAATTTGGCTTGCAATTCCTGTATTTCCTGTATTATATCTTCAATTTTAACGGGGGAGGAACAAAATGTGTGTAAATAGGGTGTGAGCAATTTTTGCCGAAAAGGGTTTATTTTTATAGGGTTTTGGAAGGATTAAGGACATATAAAAGGAAAAACAATATGTACGTATTTTGTATAATTATGTATAATTATGGTATATTTTAAGGGGTGTTTAAAAGGCGTTTAAGTGATGTTATTATAATGCAAGCTGGTCAAAGGGAGCAAATATGCCAAAGGGGTCAAAAAAGAGGACTGAAACAAGGATTTCTATTTAACATAATATTTACGGTGGGTTACAATAAAGTTACAATTTTAGGTTACAATTTTAACATATAAAAATATTTTTTAATGACAAAATGGCAGGGAAATTTGTTGTTTAAACAAAAAGGGTAAAGAGTTGTTTTACAGTTCTTTAATTTAGATGTTAATTTTATCAAAAAAAGGGGGGATATTAAAGCTCCCATCGGCGCTGGGATAGGTAGGTTTCGGGGTATAGTTTATCCTGTTTAGGGTGGTCTATTAAGAAGGAGTTGTATTTCTGAATATATGTAACAGCAGCGATGCGTTGATTATCAGGGAGTATTTTCCAGAGCTTTTCAGCCCGGGCTTTATGCCCTATTTTATAGTTATATGCGTTCCAGAAGGCATTGAAAGAAAGGTCTTGTGGGACAGAAACAATTTGTGCGGTAGAATTATGAGTGATTGACATTACATTATCTATATGAGCAGGGATATTGTGAAGCAACCATTTGATGTTACCTAAGTTTAGAGAAGCATTGATTTCAAATTTACAAAGCAATCCTTCATCGTTATATGATATGATAATAGAACCAGTAAAATTTGGTGATGTTATCTGATAAGATTTCATATTGTTTCAAATAGATTTGGTTGTTTTATAGCTTTAGCTTGTTGCATAAAAGCTTCTTTTCTTTCTTTAATAGCTTTTTTGTGAGTTTTTTTGATAAACTCATCTATATAAATAAGATCAAGGTCAAAATCAGGAATATCAACATTAGCGAGCTTGTTAATGTCGTATTGTTTGAGAATATTGTAAATTCTGGTTTGTCCTATATGAAAAAAAGAGCAAATAAAATCAACAATAGTATGGTTATTCAGCTGAGAACGTTGAAGTTCATTATAGAAAAGTAAAATGCGTTTATATTTTTGAAGTTTCTGAATATTATTTGATACTTGCATTGTAATTTTTTAGGTTAGTTTTTGGTCGATAGTCATTAAAATATGAGTAAGAATGGCGTTGAAATAGGGAAATTTTCTGTATATAGACATAAATGGGCTGACAGCTATGTAAAAAGCAGCAGCTTCGCCAGGATTAAGAGAAATTTTGTAATTGACTTTGTGCATAAAGAATTTGCCGTAAATTTTTTCGTATGCTTTGATATAGTTATATTGTATAAGAACGTTCAGGTGTTTGTTTTGCGACACGGGAAGCTGATCAGGTAAGGGAAGGCAATCAATAAGTTCTTCAAGCTGAGAAGCTGTTAAGTTAAAGGTAATTTTATTCAAGGTGTTAATGTGTTTAATTAGTTAGAAGTAAACTTTTTAGCGGGATAGACTCAAATGTAGCTGAAAGCGATGTAAAAAGCAGCAGCTTCGCCAGGATTAAGAGAAATTTTGTAATTGACTTTGTGCATAAAGAATTTGCCATAAAATTTTTTGTATGCTTTGATATCGTTATATTGTATAAGAACGTTCAGGTGTTTGTTTTGCGACACGGGAAGCTGATCAGGTAAGGGAAGGCAATCAATAAGTTCTTCAAGCTGAGAAGCTGTTAAGTTAAAGGTAATTTTATTCAAGGTGTTAATGTGTTTAATTAGTTAGAAGTAAACTTTTTAGCGGTTTTAAGAGTGTGAGCAATGTCGAATTTGAATTCAACGGAGCAGTAAAGTTTGCGAAGCGAGAAGGCGTCGTAAATTTCGAGTCCGTTGGCAATGGCGATAGCCACTTCCTGTGTAGCACCTTTAGAGTTCATCCAGTCAGGGAGGACAGCGACTATGTCGCAGGCGAGCATATCCTGAATATCTTTTCCCATAACGGCGTTATATCCGAGTTTTTGGTATATATGGTTGTTTAGAAGCGGGTTTATAACATTATAGCCGAGTTCTGTCCAGTATTTTTCAGCACGGGCAAAATCAGCTTTATTATTGTCATCAATTTCTGTGATTGGACCTGATATATAAACTTTTTTCATATTTTATTTATTAATAACCGCAAAGGCGATAAGAAAATTATGATTTATTAAGATAATTATTTAGCATAGAGTTAAAAGCAGGGATAATTTTGTTTTGCAGCTCTTCATAGGAGTAGTGGTTAAGGTTAGGATTTCCGAAGTGATTTTGAAGGAAATTAGAGAGTCGTTGCCAGTCAATATCGTGGCGACCTGTATTATAGTTTATTTTATTCCAGTGTAGCTGGTGGCAGATAGATAATATTCGTTTGCGGAGCTTGTCGGAGTAGTCAATTTTTTCACCGCCAGGACGCGAAGGCGCAAGAGGTTTATCAGGGAATTTTGTTTTAAGGAGTTCGGATAATTCCTGGAATGATAGTTCGGAGACGTGGGTAGTTCGTCCATCGGTGAATACCCATATTATTTCGTCTTTTAAATCTTTAATTCCAAGCCTGTTAAGTTCTGCGTAGAATTTAGATATTAGCGTTTTTGTCGTCATCTTTGTCAATAGATTTAGAAATAAAGATGCATACCCAAAGGGCGAGGCAGCATATAGTAATAGTTATAATGACAATATCCATAATAATATATATAATAACCGCCAAGTTGCCAAGGCGCTAAGAAGGATTAATTAGTTCTGCGGGAAGGATTTGAACCTTCCAGAGTTCCGATATACCGCAGAACCTGCTATGAGTAAGACAGCTTATTTATTTAGCAGCGGCAAAATTTTCTTTTTTAAGCTCAATGAAGAAAGATTCGTCCTGGACAATTTCAATACCTACCTTTTTATATAATAGTTGATTAGCAGGAATCTCTCTATCAGCGAGGAGTTTATCCTTAGCTGGTTCTTCAGTAGTTCTGACGTAAGCTGGCAGGAATTCTTTAAGGAGGTTAGTAACGGAAGCCCAGGTAAAGCCTTTTTTTGCTTTAAGCTTAGGTGTACCAGTGCGAAATCCGAGCAAGCCGTGAGCCATTTCAACAGATTTTCTTTTTTCAAACAATTGTTTATTTTGTTCGGCAAAAAGTTGTAGCTGTAGGAATTTCTCTTCTTTTTTTTCAGCGAGTTCCTGTAGTTTATCAGCAAATTTATTGCGGATAACAGTAATTTCCTGGTCCATAATAGCCGTAATTTCGGCCATTTCGGCGTCAGTTTTAGCATAATCAGCCATAATATTTTCGGCGTGGTCAATGCTCTTCGGTTCAAGAACCGGTGCTTTTTCTCTTTTTTTTGTCATAAAAAATAAGTATTAAGTTTATAAAATAAGTTTATTATTGTTGATTAGTTTTTTTTGTTATAATTTCGCCTACCCATTTGTCAGACGAGATAAAAATTTTATTAAAAACGGTTTCATCAATGCTGAAGGCTGTGGAATAATGTATCCAGTCGTAAGTATTGATTAATTGATTGTGATTATCGCTATGGATATAGGGCAATTTAGCGATGAACAGCTCGTCAAGGAGGAGGTATTGACGTTTCCACCAGTTCCAGAATATCTGTTCGCCAGCATATTCTGAGAGCCAGTTATTATCTTCACCTGTGAATAATTTAAGATATTCAATACCATTGTCAAAGAGATGGGTATTATAGTCGTCGTCTGACCATCTAAGGGCAGATTTGACTGTTTCTTTTGCTTTATTTATACGAGTTGTATTCATATTTATATTAAGACATTAAGAGGCTTTGATAATAGAGTTTTTAATTTTAAGGTGGTCAATTTCGGCTTTAACACGGCGCAGGTCTGCAGCTGCTCTATTTATTACCATTTGTTTTTGTTCGGGGTCAGTAATATCATTTGCAGAGCAGACGAGAGCGACAGTATCATCATTAACACCGTTAAGCCCGACGAATTCGCTGCCGATACGGGAGAAAATCTCCTGGTAAGTTTGTTTTTGGAGTCTTGCACCTTTGATGATTCTTTTTTGGAAGTAAGGAGCACCGGCAAGCACAAAAGCGCTGTGAGTTTTGTTATAGAAAGTCTTAAAGAAATTCATAACAGGGTCTTTAAGTTTATCAAACTCGTCAATAATAACAAGGGGTAATTGTTTTTTGTTGAGGAATTTAATTATATCGTCCACCATATCATAAATACTGCCACCTTCATAATTAGAGTCAATCAAACCCATAGCTTCACGTAAAGCGTTAAGGAAAACCCGTTTAGTCCAGTATTCGTCGCATTCTATATAATATACTTCAGGGAAAGAAGCAGCAAATTCTTTCAGGGCATAAGTTTTACCTGTACCGGGAGCAGCAGAGATAGCTTTAGAGAGGCTTTCGTTCTGGCATATACGGCAAACTGCGTGAATACGTTTGTAATCTAGAGTTTCGGCTGTTTGCCAGCCGGAGTTAACACCAACCCAGGAAGCTATTTGTCTCCACATCTGTTCAGAAAGAGAGAGTTCAGGTTTAGACTTCCACGTATCATTGAGAACGTGGGTAAGGGTAGCGCCGGATATGCGCATTTGTTTTGCAGCATAGTTGTTGCTGATGTTAAGTCGCTGAATTTTTTCAGCGAGCTTTTGACGAATTTGTTCTTTGTTGATTAGTTGCATAATTGTATATATTTAATTGTTTAATAAATGTCGGAGTTGTCTGGAAGTGGGGCTTGGTGATTGATTTTTTTCTGTTTCATAGTATTATAATACTGTTCGTAGAATTCGTTATCATCCTGATTTATTTGAGGGTTATCTGAAAGCTGTTTAAGTGCTGTTTCGGAGTCGTTTAAAAGCTGTTTATTAGTACCGTTGACAGGCAGTCCGAGTTTGGCAGCACCTTCGGCTTCGATGAGAGAAATAAGGTTGTTGGCATTAAGATAATCCTGGCGTTTTTCGAGGGATTTGATGATAAAAGTTTCTTTGATATGTTTTTTGAATTCAAGTTTTTGGTTTAGTCTGGTTCTGTCGCCTTCCTGCATATCTTTATAAGCCATAGGAACAGGCTTGTCTTCATTGACGAGGTAGCGAAGTTTACCATCTTTAGCGACAATAAGAATTTTTTCCAGGTTGTCGGGGTCATAAATTACCTGGTATTGGGTTCCGATTGAGGCGAAGAAATCAGTATCAAGGATAAGGTAGTTGCGTGTTTGACCATTGAGGGAGAAAGTAATACCTTTGTTTGTAAGGGTATTGGAGAACTTATGAGCAACGCCGAAAAGTTCCAGGCGTTTGAGGTCGGATAATATTCTATCCTGGGAGTGGTCGGCAGTAGCCCAGTGTTGATACAAAGAAAGACCGTTTAGTTTTTCACGGGCTATATTGTTCCAGGCGTCGAAAGCAGCAACAAGTTGCTCAATAACTTCTGGTTCTGTGGGAAATTCTTTAGCAATTTTCTGGAGAAAATCTCTGTTAGGCTGGTTCTTAGCGGTGATATTGGCACCGGAGTAGTTGGGGTAATGTTTAAGAACCAGGGCGTTTAATTTAGCGAAGAACTGTTCAATTGTTTTGTCGCGAGCATTGCCCGGAGCAGCAGGGGTGAAATATTCGGCTAATTCGGAGAAGAAAGGCTCGAGTGCTTTGCGGGAGAAGTTGTCGGTTTTGACCTGCCAGGGAAGGACGTTCTGCCAGACGCAGGCGTTACGCCAGGCTTTACGTATAAGCTCTTCGTTTTCGGAGTCGCCGATAGCGAAGCCCATAACAGCGTCGTTGAAAGCATCTGTAACGACGTAAATATATTTACGTTTCCAGAAGTTACGCTGTAGGTGGTTGTCGGCGTTAATTTTTTGGGACTGGAAGTATAGTTCTGCCGGAGTACCGTCTCCAACCCAGAGGTAATTAGGTTTAGAGGGGCGAGAGCGTTTGACAACGAGGTCGAAGTTATTGCGCCATTGGTCAACACCTTCGCGGAGCGATTGGATTTCGTTGTGTGGAATATGATTAAGTATTGTGCGCGGGGCAACAGGTTTTAAACCAGCTTTATCAGCTATATTATTATAAGCCGCAGTTGTCTGGGTAGCGTTATATTGATTAGGTTTAGCATAGATTGATACTATAATATCTTTTGCATCAGGGGTAACTTTTAATGCGTTAGAGTTGGCAATATTTCTATGAATAATGCAGGAGGCCCCCAAATTGATGTATTGATGAAGTTTTTTGACGAGTCTTTGTTCAGAAGCAGGGAGTTTAATGCCAAACTGTTTGATGTGGCTGATAACAGCCTGATAGAACATAGATTTAGACTGGAAGCCGATAGAGTTGATGGCAGCTTTAGACTTATATTGCTTAAGCAGATTAAGATATTTAAGGGCGTGCTTATATTCTATTTTTTGGTAGTCTGAGAGGTATAGGTTTTGTTCGGTTTTATAGGCGTTGATAAAATCATTGTCTTCATTGGCGAGAGTAAGCAGGTTGGTAATGGCGAGGTTGCGGGCAAAGGTATAAGGGTCAGTACCGGCGCAGAGCTTATGTTGAACGAGTATCTGGTATTTTTCTTTTAATGAATCGTAACATATATATATGCAGCCGTTATCTTTGATATGCTGCCAAGATTGTAATTCGCTATTTCTATTACCGGATAAAGCCCTCTTAATATAATTATAGCTTACGCCACAATCCACGATGTCGTCAGCAGAAAGATATAATATGTTGTTAATGAGTTTCACGCTTTGTGAATTATTGATTATAAGTAATGGATTGTTTCGGGTAATTTGTTGTTGGAGAATACCTTATAATTGCAGAGGTGGTCAACGGCTTTGTATTTAGCTGTTCTTTCTTCAGGTGTAAGGTTTTTACAGTCGGGGCAAAAGGAGGCGTGGTTATCAGCGGAGTCGAAGAAAGAGCCACAGATTTGGCAGATAAGAGTTGGTGTGTTGGATAATATTGTGGGTTGATGGTCTTGTATATCGGATTGTTGTATTGCTATAGTCGAAGGGTTTAAGTAGGATTTGTTTCGTCTTTTTGATTTTTCATATCTGCATTTTTCGGAGCATACTAAGGCTTGTTGATAACGGGAAAAGAAAGTATCGCCACAAATAATACACTTTTTTTCTTGTTTTGGGGGTTTATGATATTTTATCTGACATTCTATAGAGCAATAAATTTTTTTTGAATGAGCTGTTTCAAATTGTTTTCCACAACTTTTGCAAGTTACCTTGCGATATGTTTTGTATTTATTTTTTGATTTGTTAGATTGAATAAGGTTAGCCTTGTAAGCACATTTTTGAGAGCAATATTTGATATGTTTCTTATCGGAAAAAAATTCTTTGTTGCATATAGGGCAGGTAGTAGTTGCTCTATTTGTAACATTATCATCAACCGAAGAGGAAACAGATGGTTGAGAAGAAAGACTAGTTATTTGGTTTTTGAGATCGGCAACCTGAAGCTCGTAATCTTTTAGCTTGAGTGATTGTTCTTCTATTTTATTAGTTAGAAAGGATATTAAGTCTGAATAGTTTTTAAGTATAGACATATTAGTTGAATTTTGTTTACCACTAAAAGGCACTGAGGAATTTTTATGGTTAAGTTGCAGATGTTCGGCACGTGTAATAAGATTCCAGTTAGATGTGTCGCAGTTAAGGGTGTCGCCATTGATGGAGCGGAGTATGTTGTTTTTTGGGATAGGTCCGTTTGCCTGTTCCCAGTTGTATCTGTGTAATAGTTCCCATTTGCCAAGGTCAATTCTGATGTATTTATATGGTGTACCAGATTTGTCGGTTCTTTGAGTAATGCAGCCGTTGTATTTGGTATTATGAGGCAAGTGCCCTTTTTTGAATTGAGTTACAACTCCGCCAATAGATAAGCCTTTGGTTCCTTTGTTCCAGGGGTAATGCCTTCTGTGAATTGTCCTTTGTTGTTGCGGAAACTCATAATTAATTGTTAGAGTGGTTGTATAATTTATTAATGCTATCGGCTTTGGGTTTAAGGTGTCGGAGAGGCTTATAATTTAGTAGGTGGTGAAGGCTTTTGATGTGTATATTATTAAGTGTATTAATAGAATCAAGTCTTTTTATCTCTGCACGGTAAAAATCTTTTAATATCGTAGTTATTGCGAGGTTTTTTTCAGAAATAGTTAGTTTTTCACGCAAATTTATACACCATATTAAAAGTACAAGAATTATTATTGTGTTATGAATTTTCATATACCAAATATGTGTATATATTTTACGTAATCTCTGTATTATTATATTGTTTCTGTTCATATATAAAGGCTGTTTTTTATAAAATGTTTAATAATGTTTTATTGTTTAGAGAATTTTTCTCTAATAATTTAGCGAAAAATGTTAAAGTCTTAATATTTTTGATTTTTACGACATTAGAGGAAAACATTGGACTGTCGTAAAGGCATTCGGGGTTTGTATTCCAGAGGGCGTCAGCAATATCTTTTTTTTCGGCATTTACAATTGCGCTTATATTGTCAATGAGCATAGCCTGAAGCCTTGAGTCAAGCTGCCTGTATTTTTTAACTGTTGGCGGAGTGAAAGTAATTGTTGGCATATATATAAGGTATTATAAGTTGTTGTTTTTATCTAAAATTGTTATAAAGGTTAATCATTACTTCTTTCTCTATATAAGTTTTATTGTGCTTTTTAATTGTTTTAATCAAATCCTTTGATAACATTGTATCAAAACGAGATTTTGTTATTTTCAAAATATCACAAACCTCTCTTACTGTGTAATACAATTTAGTAAATTCTATGACGGGTTTTAAAGGCAACTCGTCATCAGCAGTTTTGATAGAATCTGGATATGGTTCAATAGTATAAGGAATGTGTAATTTAGATAAAAAATCAGGCATTTCACTGGTTCCTACAAGATGAGAACATTTTATACCAAGTTTACCAGAATGCTCATAATAAATTTTATCTTCTTCTTCTTTAGATAAGTCGTTTTTAATTAAAACAGGCGGATAAAATTTGATTAAATAATTTGTTGTATTCATATATATAAGGTATTAGTTGTTAATATTTGCTTTAAATGTATTTCTGTGCAAAATGTATTGAGAGACAAAATCAAGTATTTGTTGGTTTGTACGGGAGCCGTTTAGGACGCATTTAATGTAGTTTTTAGAGTAATTCATTCCCTGGCAAATCATAATGTTATAGAGTAAATTTAGTTCGCCTAAGTATAATTGGTCTCCGAGAGCCTTGTTATCAGGGTAAAAGTAAGTATATTTCTTTGCCATTAAAAAAAAAGATGTAATTTTGTCATTAATTCGGCTGCAAATGTAAAACTATTTCTACAACTATGTATGAAAAAACATAAAAATTTTCAACAAATAGTTATATTTTTTTTATTAACATATATTATTAATTGATTATGAATAAATTATATAAAATTAATATTGGAAAAAAAATAAAAGAAATTGCAGAATTAAAAAATTTTTCTGTTAAAGTATTATCACAAAAGTTGAATTTAACACAACAGGCAGTTTATGATTTATATAATAAAGAAAGCCCTAAAACAGATATTTTAATTGAAGTTGCAAATGCTTTAAACGTACCTATTAGTATCTTTTTTGATGACATTATTCCTAAAGATTTACCGAATGATATTTATATTGACAAGCCTCCAGAGTGTCCACGGTGCAAGGATAAAGACAAGATAATATCGTTGCTGGAGGAGAACCTGAAGCTATTAAGAGAGAAGTATGAGCCAGTGCCAGAACCAGAAATAAAAATAAACAAAAAAGTTAAGAGGTCTGACGAGCAGGACTTGAAAAAGACGCAGTTGTAACCTGCGTAATAATAATAATGTCAAAGAACTGAATAATAAATTATAATTAATTATATAAAAAAATGAAAATAAAATTTGCAGACAATATTAGTATTCCTAAAGATAAGATGGAAGAGGAGATATTGCTTAAATTATATGAAAATAATATTATGCTATCCATGATGAATAGAATATTAACATATCAATTATCAAAATCAGAAGGTGGTAATGAGGAGGCATATAAGATAATGTATGAAAAGTTTATGAAGTCATCTATTGATGAATTCATAGTAAAGAATGCTGAATTTAAGATAATTAATGAAGATTAGTATTTTGTATCTTCATAAATATATACAAACAAAGCATTTTTTGATTTATCTTTAAATAAGCCAGTATTAATACTTACAGATAAGCCCATATCAATAGCATTGTTTCTTAATTCATTAAGCTCGGTAATTTTTTCTTTAATTTTGTTGCTAATTTCAGATTTTTCAATTGATTTTTCCATAATAAAATTAAAATAGGATTTATAATTTGTGTATTATTTCGCCGGAAATTTTAAGTGCCGGGTTATAGAAGTGAGTAGGAATAAAGCAAGCTGAATTGTCTTCGATGCGAGTCCGAAAGACCTCAATGTTGTGAAGGATAGAATTATGGTTATTATCGGTTAGGGACTGAGTACGAGAAATAAGGGCGGTGTAATCAGTGCCTTCCCATTGAGCGAGGCAATAATTAATTCTATCAATAAGGTCGAGATGAGTGAGGGCTTGGCTTTGGAATTGGGAATTATCAGCAGAGAGGGCAAGCGACTCTGTAAGGATATGTAAACGGAAGTCTAAATCAGCCTGTTGAGTTTTTTTGCCAATATTGTGCCATACAATAGGTAGGAACTCTATAAAAACGGCGGGGAAAGCAAAGACGTTAGACTGCTGGAGGTATTCGGTGTTATTGTTCCACAGGTCAAAATGCTTGATAGCATCAGATGGGTTGTAATAGTCGTCATCATTTTTGATAGTTTTGAGGCGGGTTATAAGGTCTAAAAAGAATTGTTTACGCATAAGTTGATTTTATTTAAAGAATTTGTCAATTTGCAGGTTAAAAACTTTAATAATATTATTGTTAAGAATTTGAGAGTTTCCGATAAATTGGCGTTGAGGCATTTCGGTATTAACAATAACCTGTTTAGAAAGAGCGGCGGCTTTGAATTTAGGATTGCCTGTTGCGTAGAATTTATACCAGAAATATTTCTTCATTTTTTTAGAAACAGGTATGTTAGCATTAATAGTTCCACCTTCATTGTGAATTTTAGCATAAGGGATGTCGGTACCGATAGTGATAGTTTTTTTATCAATATAAATAGTGTGTATTGAGCCCATCAGGATAGTAGCATCTTGTAATATTTTTTTACCTTTAGAGCGATCAGTCTCTTGTTTACGAGGTATCCAGGGGGTAAAAGCCGTATCAGTGAAACCTTGATTTTCGAATGACTCAGTAAAATGGTTAAGAGCTTCCTGTTCAACAATTTTATGAGCATTATCAAGGAGGTTGCGATAGAAACTTAATACATCAGAGGGATGTTTGCCGAGCCAGTTAATTTTTAATCCCATATTTTAACTGATAATCAAATAATTAAAAAATAAATTTGGAAAATGATATTAAAATATATTATCTTTGCAGTCTGAATTTAAAAAAAAGTGACCTCTGTTATAGATTATGCGAGTTATTCGCCTAAGGACTATAAAAAAGTCACTTTTTTTTATGTACAAGTAAACCAGCCCTCTTGTGTTTATCTATTGTTTCAAAATCTTTATCATTATTAATATTAAGATTATACCAGGAAGTAATATTTGAGTTCATTTTATTATTCAGGTTACAGATAACAAACATAGGCATACCTTTATAATATTTAATATATTTATATACATAATCAGGTTTAGGACCTTCCTGGCTTAAAAATACTTCGTCTGGATTAGCAAGAATATCTGGAATCATATTAATAAGGTTATATCTTGGAATGTCTCCTTGTTTAGTGAGGTGGTTTTTGAAAGTTTTTTTGTTAATAATTATAGGTCTTCCGTTATAGTCTTTGATAATAGCGTTTTTATCATCTATTTTTTCAAGTTTCTCCCACCATTTAAGAGCGTCAGCGGGGTTTGACTCAATAATATCTGGGTTTATTCTGGCATTGTCTTTAATATCTTTATATTTTGGCAATCCATTATCTTTAATACCGAACTTAGCCTCGTTAAGTGAATCTGCATATTTTTTATTAAGCTCAAATATATCTTTAAGAATAGCTCTGTTTTTATCAAAGCCGGTTTTTTGCATTCTGTTCCATTCGTTATCTCCTTTATTATTAATAATAGTTTCTTTAAGAGCGTTTTCTGCGTCGTTTTTGTTAGAGATAGATGAATCGGGAGGCAAATCGGCAAGAGGCTTAATGTAGCATCGACAACCCCAACCGTTGGGTGGCCATATAGAGGTGAAAGCGGAGTCGTCGGCTTTGAAAACAAGGTTGTTAAGTTTTTCGTGAGCTTCTCGGACACGGGAATCGCCTTGAGTTTTGTATTGCCAATAAGGGTAAAGGTCTTTTTTATCGAGGTACTTATGATAATTAGCAGCCTGTTGAGAAGTACGGTAAGCGAGATTATATTCGGTACGGAGGTTGTTTATATCTGTAATCTCTCCAATTTCAGCGGAAACTTTATTTTTGAAGTCGTTGAAAGTTTTGCAACCTGGTAGCAATCTATTTGTAGCCGCAACTTTATCTAAAGACTTTTCAACTGAGAAAGCAAAGAGGTTAGCTTCCATTAAAGAAATGGTAAGCCAGTCGGAGCTTTTGTAGTCAATATTAACATCTTTAGGGTTTCTATAGTCAAGGGTAAGA